TCAATCGAGGCTGGTCAGTTCGGAGACCAGTTCGTGCACCGGGTCACCGGGACCGATGTCGTAGGTGCACTGGTCGTGCCTCGGGTCCGGCACGAATGCCCAGAACAGTGCGGTTGCCGTCCCGGCCGCCCGCTGACCGGCGACCTTGGTCCGGAAGTCGTCGGCGCGCTCGGACGTCGAACCGCATGAGCCGGCATGCTGGCCGATCTCGTTCACCGCGAGGGGTTTTCCGACTGCGCGCGCCTGGCGTAGACGTTCGGCCAGTCCGTTCCACTGATCCCCGGGGAGCGCGACGCCGTCCGAACCGTAGTCGTGATAGTCCAGGACGTCCAGGTACGGGAAGCCGGCGACGTACTGGTAGTCGGGCCCGGCGGTGCCGCACTGGCCACCGCCGGTGAAGCCGGACCAGATCACCGCCCCGCCGTGCAGTCGGGTGACCATCGCACCTGCGCTGCCGAAAAACGACCGCAGTACGCGCGCGGCGTCGACCGGGCACGACCGCTGCTGCCATCCACACGACTGATCGCCACAGATGGACGGTTCGGGTTCACCCACCAATTCCCATCCCGCCAGGGCCGACCTGGTCTTCCAGCGTCCCACTGCCGTCCTGACCCACTGCTCGAACGTGAGTCCACCCGCGCCGGCGACGGTTCGCCAGCCGGATCGGTACCAGTCTCGTTCCTTGAAAACTCCGCTCTCGCATGCGCCGTCGGCGGCCGCGAGGACAGGCAAGACCATCTGATCGTGCCGCGCGGCGGCGTCGAAGACGGCATCCATCGGCCCGAAATCCAATTGTTGGGTGTACTTGTTCACGGCCAGTTGAGCGAACAGATTGAAGCGGGTGAGCGAATGCGGAGGTAAGGCGGCGAAAAAGTCGTCGAGATCAACCATCGCTCCGCAACCGGCATTCACCGACCAATCGGTGGCCAGCTGGTAGGCGTCGAATCCGGATGGCCACCACTGGCGTCCATCGAGCGTCAGCCCAGCCGGCGTGGCATCGACCCGGTTGGGCGCCGCATGTGCGGGCGGCGGCAGCAGCCAGCTCAGGAACAGGCCGATGCTCAGCACCAGAATCGGAGTTCTCATCGCGGGCAGATGCATGTGTGCGTCCTGGGATGACGAGGACCGAACTGTGGCGTCGGCCCGACTCGTTCGATGATTGCACGCCGGCGGCGCGGTTTCGAACGTGTACGGGAATGGTGGAGCCGATGACGAGAATCGAACCCGCGTATTCAGCTTGGGAAAGATACTCCGGACACGCCAGGTGACGACGGCGGCAATTCGAAAACCGGAGTCAAGGTGCATAGATAATGACTGCTGCGCCAGTAGGTGGCTGGGTGTTACCTGCTACCTGAGGGCGCTTGTGCTCATCTTGTGCGCCTATCGCCAGGGTGCCCCTGTGCGCCCGACCGAATCAACGCTCAGGGTCGGAGTCGCCACCCCGTCAGCGGGGCACTGAGACCTAGAATCTGTCCATGGGAAAGAAGCCCGAAATTACCGAAGAGATGATCAACGCCGAACTAGCGGGCCTGGACTACAAGCGCGCGGCGGGGATCGTGACGGTTGAAAACGGCCTTACCGCGTGGGGCGTGTTCTTCGCCGTGCTGGCCGCGAACCTGGCGACCGGCGTTGTCGTCGGAATCATTGTGTGGCTCATCTACGCGCTCGGAAGCTGACCGTGGACGCAGCAGCACTGTAGGGATTCGTCGGCACTTTGGTCAGTGGCAGTTTTAGAATGCGGTGCTGGAACAGGCCGTGGTGGACGGACTGATGCGCGATAACCCTGCCGACCACGTGAAGCTTCCGAGTGAGCGCACCGCCGACAGTGGGACGCCTGGCGTTGTGGACGACCCCGATATGTTCCTGACTGCGGACCAGGTGTCGGCGCTCGTGGCGACTACGCCCTGGCCGTACAACGTGCTGACCCCCGTGGCCGCGTGGAGTGGCCTGAGGGCCGCCGAGCTGGGCGGGTTGCAGGTGGCTGACGTGGAGCTGCCTGTGCGGCAGGTCAACCCCAACGCGCGGCCCAAACCCGGGACGCTGCGAGTGGACCGCACCCTGAGTCCTCGTCCCACGGGTGGTTACGACACCCCGAAGACGCGGGGGAGCCGGCGACGAGTACCTCTGACGCCCGCGACGGTGGACGTGCTGCGCGACTACCTGGCCCCGCACCCCGCGCTGACGAGGCCCACCGCGCCGCTCTTCCCGGCGTTCCGGCTTCCGCCCCCGAAGCAGGCGGGGCGCGCGCCGCTGACAGTCCCGAGACCGCGCAGGCCAAGGCCACTCGCCAAGCCGACGCCCTGGCAGCCCTCGCAGTGGACGAAGCCGAACAGCGCCTAGACCTGTACTGGAGCAGCCCCGTGCGGCACCAGAACTGCTACAAGGCGGTGTTCCGTCCGGCGGTGCTGCGCGCGGGCACGGTGCCGACCGCAGTTAAGTTCCACGCGCTGCGGCACACCTATGCCAGCCTGTGTGTGGCGGCGGGTATCCCACCGTTGGAGATCGCCCGGTTCATGGGGCACTCCAAGGTCACCACCACGCTCAGCGTGTACGCGCACCTGTTTGAGGTCGACCACACCGACGCCATGCACGCCCTGGCTGCGATGGGTACGCCGACGTCGGGAGAGAACGTGGTGAGGCTGCCGGGCTGACTACGATAAGGTCCGTCCCGGGATCGAGTTCTGCGGTTCACCGACTCTGGGAGGCAACGTGGCGGTCAAGATTGCGTTATTCAACAATAAGGGTGGCGTTAGCAAGACGACAACATGCTTCAACCTCGGGTGGATACTCGCTGAGCGTGGTCACACTGTGATACTCGTAGATGCCGATCCGCAGTGCAATCTCACTGGAATGGTTCTCGATCTCTCTGGAGAGAATGCGCTGGAGGAGTTCTACTCGGACAATCCCGGCAGGAACCTGAAGGACGCGCTGGAGCCCGCAATCAAGTCCAGGCCGGTCCCATTGAAGCCGGTAGACTGCATAGAGGTCGAGGGTCGCGAAAATCTGTTCCTAATTCCAGGGCATGTTGCACTAGCGGAGGACGAGACTTCGTTGGGCATTTCGCAGCAGCTGTCTGAGTCTCTCCAGGGTCTCCGGAATCTGCCGGGCAGCTTCACCTATCTTTTCGAAGAGACGGCCAAAAAATACGACGCGGACTATATTTTGATCGATCTGAGCCCAGGACTCGGTGCGATCAACAAGAATTTAGTGTCCACAGCGGACTATGTGCTGGTGCCCTGTAGTCCGGATGTGTTCTCCGTGATGGCCGTTGATTCCCTGGCTCGGGTAATCCCTGAATGGGTGGCATGGGCGCGAAGAGCGGCCGATCTTCCTGCGGTGCGGGACGCGGATTATCCTTTCCCGGAACCTGATTTGAAGTTCCTCGGTGTTCTGGTTCAGCGATTTAGGACCAAGAACAAGCGTCCTACTCAGGCGTTTCAGTCGTACTTCGATAAGTTGGATGAAGCTATCGAGAAGACGCTTATCCCGGCGCTTAATGCACAGGGATTGATGCTGGAAGAATCACTATACGACTCTGTTGGGATGAACGGACACCATCAACTTGCGCAAATCCAGGATTTCAATGGGTTGATTGCGACTTCGCAGGAAGTGCGAAAACCAGTATTCGCGCTCGAGCAATCTGATATTGACAGTGCAGGCGTGGTCTGGGACGCGCAGGAGCAAAGCATTCTAAAGTTCCGTGAAATGTTTAATGAACTCGCTGCGAGGATAGAAAAGCTGACCGCTGACGGTCGTGGCGTGTCGGGGGAGTAGTCGGGGATGCCGAGTGGGCGTTTTTCTGAGTTTCAGAACAACATCAATCGGAGTAAAGAGTTAATCGGACTGGGCGAGGCGATCCACGGGCTTACGGTTGGTGTGGTCGACGCCTCTGACATGTATAGGGCCGCCCTTGTCCACGCGGTGGCGGCCTTGGACTCTTACGTCCACGATGTTGCTCTTGATCACGCGGTGGCGATTGTGCTCGGTTCGCGAAGTCCGGGCAGTGAATCGAAGATCGGCCTTCATTTTGGCACGGTTGCCGACATCCTGGCCGCTTCCACGGCGAGCGAACGCGAACTCCGCGCCAGGGAGGCTATCAATGCGCGTCTATCGCGGGAGACCTTCCAGCAACCCGAAGACATTGCGAAGGTTCTATCGGTGGTTGGCGTGCCAGCGATCTGGAGCACTGCGTTCGGGTCAGCAGGTGCAAAGGCGGCAAGAACCGCACTAAGTCTGGTCGTAAGGAGGCGCAACATAATCGTCCATCGTTGCGATGTCGATCCGACCGGCCTCGGAGGGACCTACCCCCTGAGTAAGGACGACGCCGTGGACGCGGTTGCCACAGTCGAGAACACCGTCTGCGCGATCAACGCGTGCATCTGAACCCCGCACGCCGGGGTGGTGCCGGGGTGGGTGAGCCGAGGAGGTCGGCAGAGAGGGAAAGTAAACCGCTCTACCAGCAATGATGGTGGAGCCGATGACGGGAATCGAACCCGCGTATTCAGCTTGGGAAGCTGTGTTTAGGGGTATGCTGATGGCGGGCGGTTCGTCAAGTCTGTCGAATACCTGCTGGTGACTGAGTTTTTCGCATTAATGTCTAGACAGGGGATAGACTCAGCCAAACGTAAGTACAAACGTAAGTGAGCGGATATGCCCCCGAAGAAGCGTCGACGCGCGAAAGGTGAAGGCGGACTGTACCAACGGGCCGACGGCATGTGGATGGCCCAAGTCCTCCTCCCCGACGGCACCTACTACCAACGCGGCCGAAAGAAGTACGCCGACGCCGTGACCCAGCTCGCCGAGATGCGCAAAGACCTCGCCAACGGCATCCTCCCCAACGCCGGCCAGATCACCGTCGACAAGTGGCTGACCTACTGGCTCGACACCATCGCCGCACCCCGCCTGAAACCCCGCACGTTGGCGACCTACCGCTCCACCATCAAGCACCAGTTGATCCCGCACCTGGGGTCGAAGAAACTCGGCAAGCTCACCCCCACGGACATTCGCCGCATGGTCACCCATGTGACGGACAAGCATTCGACCCGCACCGCCCAAGCCGCCTACTCCGTGCTGGCAAAAGCGCTTGGGGATGCGGTGAAGGACGGGAAGATCAGCAGCAATCCGTGTGACCGCATGGACCGACCACAAGCCCGTTCAGAGGAACGCCAACCCCTCACCGTCGACCAGGCCCGCGCACTACTCCTCCACGTCGCCGGCCAGGATGCGCACGCCGCCGCACGCTGGTCCCTCGCCCTGCTGACCGGCGCCCGCCAAGCCGAAGCACTCGGCCTCACCTGGGACCGCGTCGACCTCAACCTCGGGGTCATCGACATCTCCTGGCAGTTGGCCCGCCTGAAGTTGAAGAAGGGCCCACGCCCTGACGCAGACGTGTACCCGCGGGCGGCGTTCGACGTGCCAGCCACCTTCACTTTTGTCCCGGTGCATTGGACCGCCTGCCTGGTCCCCACCAAGACGTCGGGGTCACGGCGGCTCGTCCCGTTACTGCCGCCCGTGGTGGCTGCACTCACCGCGCTATGGGAGCACAAGGGTCGCCCGCAAACGGGGTTGGTGTTCACCCGCGCCGACGGGGCCGCCGTCCTACCCCGCGACGACACCGACGCCTGGAAACACGTGTGCGTAGCCGCCGGGGTCGTGGAGACCGCGCAGGACGCGCCGGATCAGCACGCCGCCCGCCACACCGTCGCCACCCTGTTGCAGGAGGCTGGTGTGGAGGAGGCGGTGCGAATGCAGATCCTCGGCCACAGTTCAACCTCGATGGCCCGCCAGTACGCCCACACCTCCACCGACCTCACCCGAGCCGCCCTCGGGCAGCTCGAGAAACTACTCGCCCTGGACTAGCCGCCGTCGACGATCTCGCGGCACTCTGCCGGAGAGTTGCCCGCGGCGATGCAGTCACCCCACGCCTGCTGCCCACGAACAGCCGGGTCCTCTTGTGTGACGCCGGTGTCGATCTGCCACACGTAGTCACCAGCCGAGTCTGCGAGGCAGCGGACGGTTTCGCCGGTGCTGGATGTGGTGGTGGTGTTGAGGTCGGAGTGGGGGCACGTTTGGCCTAGCGCGGGACCGTCGAACGTCTGCTGTTTAGTGGTGGCCTCGGTGGTCGTCTCCGTCGTCGGCGGGGGTGTGGTGCTGGACGCAGCGGGCGCTTTCCGCTCGGGCAGGGTGGTGAAGTCGCCGAACCAGTTCTCCGATCCCCACAAGGTGAGCGTGCCCGCCTTCAATACCTCGGCGGCCATGTTGAAGCCCCACGCCAGATCCGCCTTCGCGCCACTGCGGAACACCCCCTCAACACCGGATCGCAGTTCCTCGAGGATCGTGTAGTCGACCGAGTCACCACCTTCCGGCACATAGCTGGCCATGGGTTCCCAGCCCGCCACATCCGCGCCCGTATTGGTGGCCTCCCCGTACAAGACGGTGTAGTCGGCGACCTGGTGCACACCGTCGTCGTGGTGGTAGGTGCCCCATCCGGTGAGGCGGAACGTCACCCCGTCGTCGAACGTGACCGGGTCGGCCGGCTTGTGGATTACCGGCTTCTCCAGCGGCGCTGACGATGGTTGCTCGGTGGGGGTGTCGCTTGAGCATCCCGCGACAAACAGGGTGAGGGCGGCCAGTGCCAGGAGGGCACGCTTCATGGTTAGTGTCTCCGGGTTCGTAAGCGGCGTAATCGGTTCACGACGGTTGGCGAATACTCTAGGGCCTCACGGGTGTCTATCAGCCGATTCACTATCTGATAGAAGCGGGTCAGCGAGATTTCGAACTCATCCCGCACAGCCTGCTCGAGATTCCCGGGATAGTTCCAGCGTTGGCCAGCAAGGTCCAACATGCGCTTCTCGTCATCGGTCATGCGACCTCACTCCAGGACCAGTCACCCTCGGTCGCCGCTTCGATCTCGGCGACCTCGATCGGGTCCAGGTTCTGCATCCGCGTCCAGGCTGTCTGCTCATCCACCCACAGATGGTCCGCAAGGTCTGGGAGTGATGGGTGCCTGAGCCACCGAAAGGCGTCGACCAGCTGAGGGAGAGTGATCAGTCGGCGCGCTGTCTCGCGCTCGATCGTCTCCTCGTCGGCGTCCGGCATCTCCCGGTGCAGCAACTCGTGGGTGAGCGTGCACCGTCTCTCAGCCTGGGTGAGGCCGCGGTGAATCCAGATGGTGCGCTCGCCGTTGAGGCCCATCGTTCCGGGTGAGAGTCGCTGTGTGCAGTCGATCGCGATGTGTGGGTAGTCATCGCGGGCCGACCGCCAGGGATGCCAGTTCATGTCCGAATCAGAGCACTAGGGTCTGACAGAAACGGCCCTGACCAGGAGTTACATCGGTGTAAGTTAGGCGTCCGGGTCCTGCGGCGGGAACCGCGGATCACGTTTACGTGCAGCCTTCGCATCCTCTGGCCGCTCAGGCTTGAGGACTTGATCTCGGGGAATAAAGGTTGTGATGAACCCTGACTGGGTCTTCTCGTCCGTGTGCGGCGAGCTCGATGCTCCCTGTTCCTCGGCCGGCGTATCGAAAGGTTGAGTGACATGGCGGTCCCTCGCATCAAGGAGCGCGTGCACGACACTTAGGACGGCATCACGCTCACGTTGGTTAAGAAGATCCGCGCTTGTCGGCAGCGTGAACGGGGTGGTCGGCTCGGCGCCGTTCACCTTCGCTCGCGTGGCATAGAACTCCTCCGCTGAGATCCCCAACTCGTGGGCGATCGTTTCAGCAACCCGCCGAGACGGTGTGCCGATTCCGAGCAGTGCTCGGCGGATGGTGTTCAGTGAAACGCCCTCGACGTTGCGGTCCAGGTCGCGGAACGTGAACTCGATTCGCTGACGCGCGAAGTATGATCGCCATACCTCGGGCACGTCGCTGGGCTCTTCGATGCTCACGCCGTCAGCCTCTCCCACTTCGCAGGGTGTTCGACAACCTCGCCGATTGTCGCAGTGTCCAGAAATATCAACCGTGTTATGCCTGTTCAGGCAGCATATCGGCCACCGGATTAGAGATTAGACCTTGCCATCGGTGTCCAGTGTGCTAAGTTCAATGGCACATGGAACGGCGGAGGTGAGAGAGTTTTGAGCAACGCAATGGCTGAGCTGAGGGGGACTCCCGATCAGCTGGTGGCGGCCCGCGAGTTCGCGGGGTTCTCCACTAGGGGCCTAGCAGACGAGGTATCTCGAGAGCTTCGGAAGGATCGCCGGAAGCCTCGGCTGGAGTGCTCCCGGTCGACGATCTCGAATCTGGAGACGGGTGTATCGAAGCGTGTTCATTATCGGCGGGCGGCGGCTATTGAGCGGGTTTTGAAGCTGCCTCCGGGTCACCTGTTCCGCGTCGAGGTGTTCAATGTGCAATCGTCCACTGAACATAAGAGGGCGTCGTGAGCACCGTGGTGTCCCGTCCGGAGATCCCATTGCAGGTCATCACTCCTGCCGATGTGCGCGCCTCGATCGGGCGCGCTCGCCGAAGCCTGGAGAAGGCCGCCGAGGAGATTGTGTGGCAGATCGAGATGGAGGCGTGGCGCACGCTCGGCTACTCGTCTTGGACTGCGATGCGCGAGGCCGAGTACGGCGGCGCAGCGTTCATGGTGCCGAGCAAGTCGCGCCCGGAGATCGTCGCCCGGATTCGCGCGGCTGGTCTCACCCAGAAGGAGATCGCGGAGACCGCAGGGGTGAGCCGACCGACTGTCGCGTCCGACTTGGCGTCAATGCCAAATCCTGACATTGAGGCAGCCGGAGTTATCACGAACTCGCGCGGCCAGTCCCGGCCCGCCACCTACACACGCAGCGAGCCCGAGTCTGAGCCCGATACGTCGGACGACGAGGTGATCGACGCCGAGATCGTCGACAACCCCCAGGACATCCAGGACGCCACAGATACAACAACGGACCCGGCAACCGCCGAGCCCGTCATCAACCGCACATGCCCCACATGTCACGGCACAGGAAAGGTTACCCAATGAGCAAGACAAGCACCAAGATCAACGGACTGAACGTCGAAAACATCACCTACAAGTCACCCGGCAACAATCTCCCAAAGTTCGTCCGCGAAGCCGCAGAAACGCGCGGCTACGGCGACGCCACGCAAACACTGTCCCTGTTCATCCAGGACGGCGATGTCTCTGAAGCATTCGCGTGCGCAGCACAAGGCAACGGTTCAGCCTGCGTAATGGCACAGGCAGGCAAGCGAATCGGAGCCAAGTCCGTCTACTTTTACCGAACCTCGGCTTGGATCGACTTCGGCTACGGACCGATCGTCAGGTTCAAGACGAGCAAGGCGATCTACGACAACGTCATCGCACCATTCGATGACGGTGACCGATCACGGGTCCTCCCCGGCATCTACCACCTGACACCACACACGAACTCGATGAGTTTGGCCGGCATGCGCAATCGCGAGAAGTCCCGCCGCCCAGACAAATCAAAAGCTGACGGTTCACGATCCGCCGTGATCCAGGCTCACACCGAACGCGTCGTGATGGCAGCGCGGGTATGAAAATGGCCACCCTGAAACTCAACCCCACTGGTCTTGCCAAGATCCGACGCCTCACCGGCACCAGTCTGGACCGCGAGTTTGCCGAGAAGATCCACGTGGACCCCGGCACCGTCTCCCGCGTCCTCACCGGCAAGGCAGCACCCGGACCTAAGTTTATTGCCGGCTGCATCGAAGCATTCGGCGGCGACTGCTTCACTGACCTGTTCGAGGTCGTGCCCACTGACGAGGACACGGCGGCATGACCACCGCGGAGGGCGTCATGAGTAGCGCCACACCGCTGGCGTTCCACAATCCCGGCCGTCCACTGCCGGCGCTGGAGGGCAAGGTATCCGGCGTCGTGGGCTGGCAGACGGACGACAAGGGCAAGTCGATCGCCTCGGTGCAGTGTTCGACGTGCCATCAGGTCGCGGCTGGCCCGACGATCTTCGCGGTGCAGTGGGCGCTGTTCAAGAAGGACAAGGGCGAGCCGGGGATTCACCCGTATCGGCGTTGCCAGGACTGTCGCGACGCGCGCCGACATCCCGAGGCGGCGTCATGACCGGGTACGCGAGTGGTGGGCGTCTTGAGCGTCCGATCTCCTGGCCGTGTGAGCACGGCGGCCGGTGTGGTGGTCGGTGGGAGCGGGAATCGGTGTGGCAGTACGACCGCGGCACTCCTGTCTGTCACTCGCACTGGGTGTGCGGCACCGAGCAGTCGGGCGACAAGTCATGACCGACGATACGAAGGCCGTCGCCCGCGAATGGCTCGACACGTGGCCGGGTCCGCTGACGCTGTGGTCGGGAAGCGGCAACCGTGACCAGTCAATCCCGGACGCGCACAACGCCGCACCCGATCTCGTACGAGGCCTCCTCGCCGAACTCGACCGGGCGCAGAAGGTCTCAGAGTGGCTGATCGCCGAGACGGAATACAAGGCCGACGCCTACTCCGTGAAGATGGAAGCGAGGACCCTGCGCCAGAGAGACGAGGCTCGCGCCGACATCAAACGGGCACAAGCCGCCCTCGACGAACTGACGACGCACGGCGACCTCACACCGTCGGGTAAGCGCGTGTTGCGGAGCATCCTCGGCGGTGACTCGTGACCTCTGCGGTGTGGCGCCCCCGCCCTGGCGCCTCGTATCCCGTGCTCGGTGTCGAGCCCAACGGCTACCTCGACGGGCTCGTGGACATCGTCTTCGAAGCACCTGACGGGTCCAAAGATCGCGGGTTTGTCCGCCTGCGAGACATCGAAGTTCGGCCTCGTTCCATTGTCCGCGCGTTGACAGCGGACTTCACAGATCACAGTGCGCCGGATCGATGCCGGTGCGCTGAGCGTGCGGAGGGGCAGCTCACCCCACTCTCACCCCGCACGCAGGCCCCGGCCACAGGGGATGTGGCCGGGGCACCCAAACCCACCCAGAAATGAGAACGGCCACCTCGGTGCAGCAACACCGGGTGGCCCAGAACAATCCAAAGGAGAAGTTCGTGTCACAGGATATCACCCCATTGGAAGGCCATGAGTTTCACCTCTACGTCGTAGAGATCGTGGGCTTCGGGGTCAAAGTCGGCATTTCCATCAAGCCGGCCAAACGGATCAACAACCACCGTCGGGACGCCGAGAAGTTTGACATGAAGCTGGGGCGGACTTGGGTCTCCGCTCCGCACGTCGAAGCGCGCTCCAATGAACGTCGCCTGGTCGAACTATCGGGCGGCAGCCGGGAATACTTGCGCGTCGACTTCGACGAAACAGTGAGCATTGCTGAGTCGCTGCCGAAAACTCGCGTGTCCGAGTCTGACCGGACGCAGATTGAGGCTGATCGGGGCTCACACGTGTCGATGTTCTGGCCGATCGGTACCACCAAAGAAGATGTCCGCCGGTACGCACAGAACGTGGGCCTGGTGTGAGCGCCCGCGCAGAGTTGGTGGCGGTCACCGACGACGGCAGACCCACCACCACCTCCCTCATCATCGCCGACGGAACTCAGCTCGATCATGCCTCCGTCATCAAACTGATCCGTAACAACCTCGCCGACTTCGAGGAGTTCGGAAGGGTCGGATTTGAAATCCAATCCTTCTCTACCGCAGGAGGAGTGCAGCGTCGCGAGTTCTCCATCCTCAACGAGGAGCAGGCGACGCTACTTCTCACGTACATGCGCAACAGTGACGTGGTTCGCCGGTTCAAGAAGGAACTGGTGCGGGCGTTCTGGTCGATGAAGCGCACCGAGGCCGCCGAGGTGAAGCCCCTCAGCCCGCTCGAGTACGCACGGAAGCTGGTCGATGCCGAGGAACGCGCCGTGGCTGAGGCTGCGGCACGGGAGAAGGCTGAGCGGAAGCTCGCTGTGGAGCAGAAGCACCGTCAGGCCATCGAAGGTGGAGACGGCATCGACCCCACCACCTTCGGCAAGAAGTATTTCTCCGAGGTCCGCAAGACGGACTTCGACGCCCACCTCTACAAGCACGGGTATCTGATCGACCAGCGCGGCACCCGAGTGAACGCGAATGGCGAGAAGAGGGACGGCTACGACCACCGCAAACCCACCGCGAAGGGCCGGCGGTTCTTCTACGCCCACGACAACGGCACCTACGGGGGTCGTCGTCGTTTCGTTCCGCGGGTGCGTCCGCAGATGGAGATCGCACTCCGTGACGCCTTGGCTGCCGAGGGTTTGCCGGTCAACGAACACACCTCCGGTTTGGTGCTGCTGACATCTGCCGACATGAAGGAGTTAGGCGCATGACTGACATCGACAATCTGAGACCAGGTGAAGCGTTCCAGTATCCGCTGAAGGAGGCTGCCGAGAAGGTGCGGGTGTCGGAGAAGACGTTGCGCCGCGAGTACAAGGCGGGTCGTATCTTGTTTCGCCAGTACGGGGGACGGTACTTCGTTGACCATGAGGAGCTTTTGCGGTGGCGGAATGAGTTGCCGCAGCCGGCTCCGGGGGAGTTGGCGTCATGACCTATTTCGATGTGGTGTTGACGGCTGGCGGGCTGGGTGGTTTGGCGGTGCTGTGTCTGATCGCGTTTCTGTTGCCGGGTGATTCGGGCGAGTTGGACGACCAGGATGTGGAGTTCACGCGGATCGTGCGGGGTGAGATCCGATGAGCGGCAAGCATCGCATCCGGGTGGTGTCGCATCCCGTCGATGATGTTGACCGCCGATGGGTGACGTTCCCGGTGTGCTGGCACGTCATGCGCGGCGACATGCTCCTCAATTGCAGTCTCGAGTGGGCGTACGCGCTGGACTCTGCGCACGAGAAGGCGCGGGAGGTGCAGCCCGCATGAGTCACATGTTGTTGTGTGAGGCGCCGGCCATTCAGGTCGACACCTGCCACGGACCCATCTACCTATCTCTCGGAACCAACACCCACGGCCATTTGCGGGTGGTGGTGGTCGGGCCGGGCGGTGAGCGCACCGATTTGCATTTGACCGCGGAGCAGGCACGCGTGTTGGCGATGGGGTTGGACGACCAGGCACGCCGCATCGAGAAGGCGTACCGGCCAGCGCTGTTCGAGGACAAGGCGGCGTCGTGAGGGGCGCGTATCCGGCGATCCACTACGGGTGGTGCATCAGATGCCGCCAGGAATGGCAACCCGGCGCGTTGATCGGCACTGTGCGTCGTAGCCTCCTGTATCCGCCCGAAACCCGGCGGTCGATGACTTCCACTCAGTTGGGGGAGACGGTCCGCCTGTGTGCGTTGTGTGCGGGGGAGGTGTCGCGGTGACTGCTATTCATCCGGACGCCGTCCTCGCCGCGATGCCCAACATCGACGCCCAGGTGGCATGCGAGCACTTGGACAGCTGCGACCAGCCTGCCGTGTGGAGGGTACGAATCCACGGCATCCGACAGCTTGGTGACCAGCACTGCGGAAACCATCTGTGGTGCATGTGCGAGAGGCATCTGACGCAGGAGCGTTGGGGTGATTGAGGACGCATTGAGAGGCGTGAGGAGCGCTCGGTGTGCCCGCTGCGGAATGGTCGTGACCAAGGTTTCCGACGGCATCCTCTCGGTGGTGGCGCTATGACCTACACGACGCGGCATGCCATCTCGGCTGGCGGGTTTCGGTGGCGTGGCCCCGACTACCCCTACGACATCCCCGGATGGGGGGACTGCGATCCCCCCGACCCCGACGAGGATCTACCTCTCTTCCCGAATCCTGCCTACGGGCAACAAGACCCATGGAGACAACCATGAGATCTCTCCTCGATGCGCTCGCCACCCTCGGGCGCCACCGAATCTACCGATGGTTCATCGCCATCTGCGCAGTACCCGCCCTCATCAACGTCCCCCTGGCGTTGTTTCTCACCCACTGGATGGACGCCTGGGACTCGTTCAGCTGGGTCCTCACCGCGGCGATGGTGTTCGCCCTGAGTTCCGCACTGGATCACCAGCCGGCCCCTGTGACAGTCGTCAACACTGTGTCGTTCCGCGACGAAGAAGCATTCCGCCGGGAGCAGGTACGGCACGCACGTCGGATGCGAGGTGGCGGCCATGTCTGACGGCGGAACCATTCGCAGCGGCCTGATCCGCACCCACGAGGCGCGGCAGATACCAAACACGGGCACCTGGTTGGAGCGCTACCGGGCGACTCTCGACATTGCCGCCTGGTGCGGCGGTCTGGTGGTGCGGGACAAGCACCGCCTTCACATTCAGATCAACGGCGAGAATGCGTTTCCGGGTGACTGGATTCGTGAGGATGGCAATGGGTTTGAGGTCATCGCTTCGAGAGCGGAGGCAGACCTATGACCGCACTCAGAGTCCGCCCGCCGACGGGCGTGGTGCCCTGGCCGCTAATCCTCCTCGAAGGGCCTGAGAAGTCCGGGAAGTCGTACGCAGCCGCCGAGTTCACCGCATGTGACCGCATCGGCCAAACCTACTGGCTCGACATCGGGGAAGGTGCAGCAGACGAGTACGCCGCCATCCCCGGAGCCAACTACCTCGTCGTCGAGCACGACGGGTCATGGGCCGACATCATCGGCCAGGTCGAAGCCGTCCGCGACGAAGCCGCCAAGGCCACTGACAAGCCCGTGGTTCTGGTCATCGACTCGATGACCGCGGAGTGGAACCTGTTGAAGGATTGGACGTCGCAGCGGGCGCGGCAGTCGAAGGCGGGGAAGAAGGCTCTGGCTGCTGACCCGGACGCCGAGGTCAAGCCGGGAATGAACCTTTGGAACGACGCGAACGGTCGGCACCAACACCTGATGCATCTGCTGATGACGTTCCCGGGCATCGTCATCGTCACAGCCAGAGGCAAAGAGGTCGCCAGCCTCGACGACAACGGGCGCCCTATTCCCGGGTCGAAGGAACACAAGGTCGACGCCCACAAAGACCTGGCATTCGATGTGACTGCGTGGGTGTCGTTGAACCGCGACACCTCGCCCATGATCCGCGGTGTCCGCTCGGTCCACAGCGGCTTGCGTCCGGGTGTGGACAAGCCGAAGTTGGCGCCGCAGTTCACGTTGGAGTGGTTGATCTTCGACGTCCTGCGCTGCGATCCGACCACTGCGCATGTGCGTGACCACGTGTCGACCGATCCGTCTGATCGGGTGCAGATCCCGGAGTCGTTCGAGGCGAAGGTTCGGGCGGGTTTGACGGTGGAGGAGTGCTACAAGGCTCATGCCTATCTGGACAAGGTGAATGCCGATCCGGAGAAGGTGGCGGAGTTGCGTGCGGTGGTGCAGCGCAACTTGGAGGAGTCGGCGCGGGAGAACGTGATCGACGCTATCGCGCCGGATCACGATGCGGCACAGCAAGCCCTGACCGACGAGCTCGGCGCCCAGGAGGCGTCATGACCTGCCAGGTGTGCGGCTTCCAACTCGGCACCGGGCTGATGGTGCGCATGGCGTGGGGCGACCGCACCGGCGACGTGATCGACTGCCCCGCCTGCGTCGCATGGCACGACGCCCAATCCATCCTCCGAAAGGCCACCCAATGAGCAACGACCAGTTCAAGACGTGGATCAGAGACAACTTTGAGCCGTGGCACCACAGAGCGTTGTGCCCTCAGGTGTCGCCCGATTTCTTCCACCCGGAGAAGGGGGAATCGGCCGTCCCCGCGAAGACTGTGTGCACCCTCTGTCCTGTTTCGGCTGAGTGTCTTCAGTGGGCGTTGGACAACGGCGAGAAGGACGGCATCTACGGCGGCACCACCCCGCATGAGCGGCGGCGGATCAGTAAAGAGCGTGCGGCATGATCCCGGTGGACGAGGTCGCGATCCAGCGGGCGATCCGCGGTGACAAGTCGGTGGTGCTGGACCCCCACGAGTACCTGATCGCCGTGCACCGCATGGCCGCGCAAGGTGTGTCCATCATCGAAACCGCTGACCGGCTGGGGATCACGGAGCGTCGGGTCAATCGGATGCGGCAACGCCCCCTCCCGCCGGCCGAGGTGGCCCCGCCAATCTCTCTGCCTCACCCGTATGTGTTGGACGGCCTGGCTGAGGGTGCCGTGGATTTGGTGTCGAAGGTGCGTGACACCGATCCGGTGGAGGTGTGGCAGAAGTTGTCGGGTTTGGATCGGGACCGTTTGCAGGCGTTGACGGTTGCGTTGGCGGCGCTAGTGCCGGATGACCGCTCCGCCGCCGAGCTGTTCGCCTGGTCGGATCGTCTCGTCGATGAGGTGGCCGCGTCGTGAATGAGAAGACTGCGCGGCGCATCGTCAACGAACGTGCGGACGGGTTCTGCGAACGGTGCGGCCGGTACGGCACGACTATCCACCACCGGAAGAAGCGAAGCCAGTTGGGGCCGTGGTCTCCACAGAACTGTGTCGCCTTGTGTGGGCACGGGACTACGGGGTGTCACGGGTTTGCGGAGCACCACCCGAATGATGCTCACGCTCAGGGCTTCCATGTCCGCCCATGGGAAGACGAAGCCGCCATCCCCATCTTCCACTCGACCCGCCGGTGGCTGCTGTTGAACGAGTGGGGCGGCTACGAGGAGGTGTGCGATGCGGTGGGCTGAGGTCCCGGAAACCTACCTGCTGTGGGGGGCGATCGAACGGTCGTGCCCTGAGTGCGCGGCCAGGCCGGGGGAACTCTGCGTTTTGCGTTCCCCTGCAACGGGTGCCGAGACAACGAGACGTATGCCCTGCGTGGGGCGAACACGAGACGGAGACAACGAATGAACGAGCTGGATCTGATCAATTTTCTGGAGTGGCTGGACGGCAACCTGGTTGTCCGACAGTGGGATGAGAGCGACGACACCCACGAGGACGTGGCGCGGCAGTTCCTGTCCGAGCGCGGCGACAAGGTCGGTACGCGGGTGGTGGTGACCAAGTCGCGGAAGGGCTACCAGTGGGCGCAGATCGCCCGCAACGGCAGTGCTGGGGCGATCTCCCCGAAAACGTATGACACCAAGTCGAATGCGGTGCGCGCTGCCCGACGTCAGGCAGCTCTGGTGGGTGGGGTGGTGGAGGTCCAGTGATTGATCTCGACTCCACGCCGGCCCGGTATCGCGGAACCATCGAAGTGTACGACGTGCGAGGTCTCGGATGGCCCTACGATTCCGAGACCCCCGAGTGGCGTTGGCGGTGCAAGTCGAACAACGGTCAGGTCCTCGGTCATGGGGAGGGGTATCGGCGGAAGGCTGGGGCTCTCAACGCCATCGACGCCATGTTCGGGGCGAAGTTGGAAGAGGCTGCCGACTCGGCTGACTGGGCCTACTACGTCGATGAACTTGTCGTTCCGTGGAGGTTGAAGATCGTCGACCGCCACCATGACACCACCACCGGGGCGGTGTACTGATGGGCGCTTACGACGGACGGGTTCTGCGCACTCTCACCAGCACCACACGGGTGTCCTGCACGTACGAGAGCGGTGTTGAAGGTGTCACCGTCGATCAGCTGAGGCAGATGGTTGCAGCTCTCGGTGGTGTGCCTGGTGACGCGACTGTCATGGTCCGGATCGGCGGGATGAATGAGGACGACCGGAAGCCCGCCTTGGTTGTCGAAGTGGCGCATAACATTCCCGAACGCCTCGATGCCGGGGCGGTGTACTGATGGGCGCAGAGACCCCCGAAATGGACCTGTGGCCTCGAATAGAGCAGGCCATCAATGCCGCTGCTATCAGCCGGTTCGATGCTGAGTATTGCCTCCCTCGATGCACTCAGAAGCGGTGCAAGCAGACCGATCCCGGACAACTGGACTGGCTGTATCGGATGTTCGTCAACTCGGTTCGCGACGCGGTGCACAAGGAGCTGCTCTACAAGGCCACCAGCGACCCAGAGGACGGCGGTTCGTCGTGACCCGCCTCTACGTGTGGTGGTTTGACTCCACTCTGTGGCGGCACACCGTATGCCACAACCCGACCACCGCCAACATGCTGGACCGCATGTTGCAGGCAGCGGGCCACACCACCCAAATCATCGAAGGAACACCATGAGTGACAACGAAGATCGACTGACCAATGCCATGGAGAGTTGGAAGGCCCGCCACGACCGCTTGCGCGACGCCGTACTCGAATCCGGCGTAGCCATTCAAATCGCGGGCGGGTGTGACATGTCGCCACCGACTCTGTACGTGGGTACCGGTTTCACTAAGACACTGAAAGACGCCGTTGCCGAGCGTATCGAGCTGAAGCGACAGGAGAAGGACTACGAGAGGGTGGCTCGGCAGTTC